CGGCCGTGTAGACCGCTTGGCAGGTTCGTTAGCTTTTTCCCGAGTTTTGGCGGGGTATGTGGTTCGCAACTAGCGTGATGTGCCATGGGTGAGCGTGGGCCTGCTGCAACTCCGACCGAGATTCTCGCCCAGCGCGGCAGCAAGCATGCCAAGGCACGCGTGCAGGCCGGCGAGCCGGTGGACCCCGTCGCGGCCCCCGAGTGCCCGGCGTGGCTCAAGGGCGAGGCGCGGCAGGAGTGGTTCCGGGTTGTCCCGATCCTGCTCGCCCGACGCACGCTGTGCGAGGCGGACATGGGGCACCTGGCAGGGATGTGTGACTGGTGGGGGCAATACGTCAGCGCGCGCCGCAGGGTGCGCAAGATCACCAGCGCCAGCCCCTATCACGGGCATCTGATCGACCACCCGCGCGTGGTGATGTCCCAGGCATGGAAGGCGTATGCGGATGCTGCAAGGCAGTTCGGCCTGAGCCCGGCAAGCAAGACGCGAGTGAGAGCGGATGGCAAGCCTGAATCAAACCCCAAGAGCCGATTCTTCAGCGGGCCTCGCCTTGCCTCTGGATGAGATCATCCGCCTGCTGCCTGGGTACGACCCGTACGCGCAGGCCGGCGACTGCATATTCGATGGCGATGCAGCGCAGTTCGCGATCGACTTCATCGAGGAGTGCTGCAAGCTCGCCAAGGGGTCGGCGGCGCGCGAGGCCGGCACGCCGTTTCTGCTGGAGCCCTGGCAGAAGGCCATCGTCGCCAACCTGTTCGGCTGGAAGCGACCGGACGGCACGCGGCGCTACCGCGAGTGCCTGATCTATGTAGCAAAGAAGAACGGCAAAACCGCACTGATTGCCGCGGTGATGCTGTACGTGATGTGCTGCGACCATGAGTACGGCGCGGAGTTGTACAGCGCGGCCAGTTGCCGCGATCAAGCCGCGCTGCTGTTCTCGCACGCCGTGGGCATGGTGCGTCAGGAACCGTTTCTGGCCGATCTACTGACCGTCTACGGGGCCAAGGGTGGAAGCCAGCAGAAAGCCATTATCTGCGAGAAGTGGATGGCGGCCTACAAGTGCCTGTGCGCCGACGCCGACACCGGCGACGGCGTGAACCCGCACTTCGCAGCGATTGATGAATTGCACCGCCATGCTAGTTCCGAACTGGCCGAGGTCTTACAGAAGTCCACCGCAGCCCGCAAGCAGCCGCTGGTGATCTACACGACCACGGCCGACTACAATCGGCCCAGCCTGTGCAACACGATGGTCAAGCGTGCGAGGCAGGTGCGGGACAACAAGGGCGACCATGCTCAGCCAGGATACGATCCGGCCTTTCTCCCGGCCGTGTACGAGGCCGACGCGAAGGACGACTGGAAAGCTCCGGCCACATGGCGCAAGGCCAACCCCAATCTTGGCGTGACGGTCACGGAGGAGTTCCTGAGCCGCGAGTGCCTAAAGGCTCAGGAAATGCCAACAGAACTGAACAACTTCAAGCGCCTACACCTGAACATCGTGACGGATGCCGATGAGGCGTGGATGCCTGCCGATCTGTGGAACCGATGCTCTGGCCTGTGCGACGGCGAGAAGCCGGAGCAGTGGCGGGCGCGGATGCTGGATAAATTGAAGGGTCGGCCCTGCTATCTCGGTGGCGACCTGTCGGCCAAGATAGACCTGACCGCACTGGTGCAGATTTTCCCGCCGCTGGAAGAGCGGGGCAAGTGGATCATCATGCCCTGGTTCTGGATTCCCGAGGAGACCGCGAAGCGCAGGGAGGAGATCGACCGCGTGCCCTACCGCACCTGGGCGCGGCTGGGGTTTATCGAGTTGTCCGAGGGCAACGAGGTGGACCAGCAGGCGATCCGCGAGAAGGTCAAGAGCCTCGATGCCGTGTACCCGATGAAGGAAATGGGGTACGACGAGTGGAACGCACTGAAGCTCAGCCAGGAACTGCGGTCGATTGACGGCTACGAGGACCGGATGGTGGTGGTGCGGCAGGGATCGCGAACCCTATCGGACCCGATGAAGGAAGTGGAAGCGATGGTGGCCGGGAGCCGCATCGAGCACGGGGCCAACCCGGTGATGGACTGGATGATGGGCAACGTGATGGCGAAGCGAGATGCGAACGGGAACATCCAGCCAGACAAAGACAAGAGCGTCAACAAGATCGACGGTCCCGTGGCGCTGTTCACCGGCATGGCGCGGGCGCTGGTCGGCAACCAGACCGACTCCGGCGACATCTACTTCAAGGCGATCTGACAATGGGATTCCTCGCAAACCTCCTCCCCTGGCGGAAGCAGGCCGGCACGCCGAGCGCCTACCACGGGGCGTCCTACGTCGCCGGCTACGGCAACGGGGCCAAGCCCCGCCCCTTCAACTACGACGCCGCCCTGCGGCAGTTCCGCCACTGGGCCTACGCCGCGGCGATGCTCAACGCCTCGGCGGTCGCCAACGTGCCCCTGCGGCTCTACGCCCGCAACCGCTCGACCACCCGCAAGCTCTACGCGACGCGGGCGCTGAAAAAGCACGAGGTCGCCCGCCTGCACGGCGCGGCGGGGGAGATGCCCAGCCTCGGGGCCTACCGCAAGGCCATCGAGTTCGGCGGCGACATCGTCGAGGTGGTCGAGCCGCACCCGGCGCTGGAGGTGCTGCGGAAGGTCAACCCCTGGCAGAACGGCTACGAGCTGACGCTGCTTCGGCTCTTTGACCTCCAGATCACCGGCAACTCCTACCTGCACGCGGTCTATGGCGGCCCGGTGCCCACCGAGGCGTGGCGGATGCCGCCGCAGCACGTCAGGATCATCCCCGACAAGACGCGGTTCATCGCCGGCTACAGCTACGGGGCGAACACCGAGCTCGAGCGGACGTTCGCCGCCGATGAGGTGGACCACTTCCGCATCCCCAACCCCAGAGACCTCTACTACGGGATGGGCTGGTTCGAGGCGGCATGGACGGCGATTGGTCTGCACGACTCGAAGCGGACGATGGATCTGGCGAAGTTCGACAACATGGCGAGGCCGGACTACGTGGTCTCCGTCAAGCCCGGCGCGAACGTGAACAAACAGGCGCTCGATACGCTGGAAGAGAAGATCAACCAGCAGATCAAGGGCACCCGCAACAGCGGCAAGTTCCTCATGGTCGGTGCCGAGATCGACCTCAAGCAGCTCAACGAGAAGGTCGAGGAGATCGGCACCCCCAACCGCATCATCGAGGAGATCAGCGCCGTCTCGGGCGTGCCCGTGGCGATGCTGCTCAGCAACGACCCGAACCGGGCCAACTCCGTCACCGCCCGCGTGGGCTGGTACCGCTCGACGATCAAGCCCTACTGCAAGCTCGACGAAGAGAAGCTCAACGAGCGCTGGGTGCCGCGCTTTGAGGGCTCGGAGGACTACTTCCTCGCCTACGACCTCGTGAGCTTCGAGGACCGCGAGGCGCTGGCCAAGCAGCTGGTCGGCTACGTCGCCGGCGGCATCCTGACCCCCAACGAGGCCCGCGCCGAAATCGACTACGCCCCGCGCGAGGGCGGCGACATGCTCTACCCGCCCTCGGGCACGACCGGCGGCGCGGCGGCGGTGGCAGGGGATCTTTCGCCAGACCAGAACACGGGAAGCTAACAGATGACCAAGAGACAGCGCGAGCAAAGCAAGGCCATACGGGAGCGATTCGGCATCGCGATCAAGTCATACGTCGTCATCCGCGTAGAGATCGACCGCCTGATTCGCAGGGAGCGGGCGAGAATGAACAAGCTGATTGCCGACGTGCAGAAGACCGCCTAGTAACGAAGGAACCACCCACCATGCTCATCACCAAACGCTTCCCCATCGACCTGACCGTGAACGAAGGCGAGCGCTCTACCCGCCCAGCGGCGTGACCGGCGGCGGCTCGGCGGTGGCAGGCGACCTCGCGGTGAACCAGAACCAGGGAGAGTGAGCAGATGGAATGGAAACCCGACACGCGGTTGCGTCCCGAACCCCTGGCCAGCCAGCAGGCGAGGCTCGGCCGCCACGAGGGGCTGGCGCAGTGGTGCTGCGACTGGCTCGGCTGGTGCGTTGACCGCTGCCTCTGGCGGCACTGGAAAGCCGTGAGCGGCGACGGCTGCACCTACTTCGCCCGCACGCTCGCGTGGCGCAAGCCGTGAACAGGAACACCGGAAACCAAGGACACCTCCCCATGCTCACCAAGCGATTCTCCGCAGACATCGAAGTCGTTGACGGCGAGCGCGCCGTTGTCGCCCGCATCAGCACCGCCTCCCTTGACCGGGACAAGGAAGTGTTGCTGCCCTCAGGCATGGACGCGAAGGACTTCGAGAAGAACCCGACCGTGTTCTTCCAGCACGACTACTACCGCCTGCCGGTCGGCAAGTGCGTAGCACTGAAGCGTGATGGCGATGCCATCGTTGCAAAGACGGTCTTCGCTGAACGCCCGGCAACCCATCCGTCCAATCTGGAGTGGCTCCCCGACACCCTGCTCTCGCTCTACCAGCAGAAGGTGATGAACGCGTTTAGCGTCGGCTTCGAGCCGCGAGAGGTGCGGCAACCGACCAAGCGGGACATGGAGGCATTCGGCGAGGATTGCCAGCGCGTCTACTCGAAGTGGTCTATGTACGAATACAGCGCGGTAACTCTGCCAGCGAATCAGGACGCCGTGGCGATGGCGGTGAGCAAGAGCTTCAAGCAGTACGCCGAGTCGCTGGGCGTGACGCCGGAGCAGGCCCCGGAGCCCGAGCCGCAACCGGCGAAGGAGCAGGAGTCCGCCCCCGAGCCGCAGCAGAAGGCGGCCGAGCCCCAGCCCGAACCCGCCCCGGTCCTCGCCCCGCGCAAGGTGCTGTACGTGGTCGAAGCCGAGGCCAGCACCATCACCAGCGCCGACGCGGTCAAGGGCGAGGTGGCGGCGCAGGTCGCCAAGCGGTGCGGGCGCATCTATGTGATCTAGGACAACCGCTCGGGACCGCCACACTCCATCGCGCCCCAACCGGCGCGGTGGGGCTTTGGCCAAGGGCGGCGAGTGCCGCTCGGCCACATCATCAGCGTCAGGCACGTCACCCAAGACAGCCAGCGCCGCGAGCACGGGCAGCGCCCGCAACGGGCAGCAGTTCGCCGGCAGGCATAAGCGACCCCCAGCCAGAGACGCGGCACCCCATACCCATCCGAGGTATACGCTATGAAGCTGACGAAGAACGAGTTCGAGCTGATGCTCAACCATGCCAAGAGCCTCTCGGGCGACGCCCGCAAGGCGATGATCGACTCCCTCCGCGCCGCGCAGGTGGTCGAGGTGGACGCCAATGGCGTCGAGACCCCCATCGAGATCCAGATCGCCGTCGTGGACGGTGACGCCCAGAAGGCCGCCAGGCACGAGAACCTGACCGCCGAGCAGGTCAAGGCGATGGTGGACGAGGCGCTGGCCAAGAGCGGCCAGAATCAGCCCGCCCCCATCGGCCAGGTGCCCGAGAAGTTCCTCCTGCCCAAGCACGTCCGCCGGGTCGGCTCGCTCAAGGCGTTCGCCGGCAAGAGCGCCGACGGCACCGATCCCGAGGTCCGCGCGTACCGCTTCTACAAGTGGGCGATGGCCTGCCTCGGCAACGAGAGCGCGAAGGCGTTCTGCAACGAGCACGGGATCGGCCTGAAGGTCGCCAGCGAAGGGAGCAACTCGGCCGGCGGCTACCTCGTGCCCGAGGAGTTCGGCGGCGACCTGATTCAGCTGATGGAGAAGTACGGCGTCGCCCGCCAGCTCTTCAAGATCCGTCAGATGTCCAGCGATGTCCGCACCGACCCGCGGCGCGTCTCCGGCCTGACGGCCTACTTCACGGCCGAGAACGTGGCGGGCACCGAGAGCCAGAAGGTCTGGGACACCGTGACCCTGACGGCGAAGAAGCTCACCGTCCTGTCGCGGATGAGCTCCGAGTTGAGCGAGGATGCCGCCATCAGCGTCGGCGACGACCTGATGATGGAGATCGCCCAGGCGTTCGCGCTCAAGGAAGACCAGTGCGGCTTTGCCGGCGACGGCAGCGCGACCTACGGCAGCATCACCGGCCTTGGCCACAAGCTCATCGCCGTCAACGGCGTGGACGACGGCGGCGGGCTGGTGCTGGCGACCGGCAACGCCTTCGAGGAGTTCACGCTCCCGGACTTCAACAAGGTCGTCTCCCGCCTGCCGCAGTACGCCGACAACGGCAACACGAAGTGGGTCGCTCACCGCACCTTCTACTACGGCACGATGCAGCGGCTGGAACTGGCCGCCGGCGGCGTGACGGCGTTCGAGGTCCGCGAGGGCAACCGCACCCCGATGTTCCTGGGCTACGGCGTGGCGATCAGCCAGGTCATGCCCTCGGCCGACGCCAACAGCCAGGTCGCCTGCACGCTGGGCGACCACTCGGCCGCGGCGAGCTTCGGCGACCGTCGCCAGCCCACCATCGCCTTCAGCGCCGACGCCACCGTGGGTGGCGAGAGCGTGTTCGAGCGCGATCAGGTGGCCGTCCGCGGCACCGAGCGGATCGACATCAACGTCCACGACGTCGGCACGGCGACCGCCGCCGGTCCCGTGGTGGGCCTGATCTCCAAGGCGTCCTAAGCGGGCCACTGCCCCACCCTCCCCTAGCCGCCCGGTTCGATTCCGGGCCGGGCGGCCCGCCTTGACCATAACCAACGAGGTACATCCATGATCCATGCCCAGAACACCAAGAGCACGCTGCTGATTGCCCCGCAGGCCAAGACCAACTCGGCAACCGCCAGCGCGACCTACGACACCCTCGGCTGCGACTACGCGACCATCGTGGTCAATCTCGCCTCCGAGATCAACACCAACGCGGTCGGCCCGACGCTCTCGCTGTCGGAAGCCGAGACCAGTAACGCCACGAACTTCGCAACCGTGACCGCGAACCGCACCGCCGAGGACATCACCGCCGCCAAGCAGGTGATCTATCAGGTGGACTGCCGCTCGCGGAAGCGCTACCTGAAGCTCGCCGTGACGACCGAGACGACCACGAACGACAACATCACCGTGTCCGCCAGCGCCATCGCCAGCCGGTTGGAGCAGTCCCCTGCCTCCACCAGCGATCAGGTGGCCAGCGGCAGCGTGGTCGTGGTGGTCTAAGCCCCGCACCGCCGGGAGACAGGCATGCATGCATCTGTCTCCCTCCTCCCCGGCAGGCGGCGGTTAACGCTGCCGCCTGCTGTTTGCCCGACGCCGCATGGGAGTGCGGGGTGGGCTTGCGACTGCAAAGGAGACAGAATGCTGAGACTGAACCTTGGCGCGGGAGGTTCCCCGCTGGATGGATACGTCAACGTTGACCGGAACTACGAGGAGCGCAGTGGGTCCAACAGCGATGGCGTGAACCGGAAGGGCGAAGCGTACCCGCTCGGATACCACGCCGATTGCGCTGACGAAGTCCGCGCCTCGCATGTGCTGGAACACTTCTCGCATCGGGACACCGCGAAGGTGATCGCCGAGTGGGTCCGCGTCCTGAAGCCCGGCGGCATCCTCAAGCTCGCCGTGCCCGACCTGAACAAGGTGCTGGCGCTGGCGGCGCAGGAGCCCGGCAGGTACCCCATCGAGGGCTACATCATGGGCGGGCATGTGGACGAGAACGACCGCCACGGCGCGGTGTTCACCGAGGCGAAGCTGCGGAAGCTGATGGAGGAGGCGGGGCTGGTGGACATCGGGCCGTGGACCAGCGAGACCAACGACTGCGCCGCCCTGCCGATCAGCCTGAACCTGATGGGGCGCAAGCCGGACGCCAAGCCCGAGCCCAAGCTGATGCCGGAGGGAACGCCGCTGGATGCCACGAAGACCGTGGCGACAACGCAGAACCTCAAGGTCGCCGCCATCCTGAGTCGCCCGCGCTTCGGCCTCAACGACTTCTGGGACTGCGCGACCACCGCCCTGCGGCCCTTCAACATCCCGCTGCGGTCGTTCCGCGGCGTATTCTGGGGCCAGTGCATGCAGCGCGCTTTCAACGAGTGCTGCGAACAAGGCATCGACTGGATTCTCACGCTTGACTACGACAGCCTCTTCACCGCCCAGCACATCTCGACGCTCTTCGACTGGCTAGGCAAACGGCCCGACATCGACGCCCTCGCCGCCCTGCAATGCCGCCGGGGGCAGCCGCACCCGCTGATGACGCAGGGGGCGAACACGCGGGTGGAACTCGACGGACAGCCGATCCTCGCCACCACCGCCCACTTCGGCCTGACCGTGCTGCGGGTGGAGGCGCTGAAGAAGTGCAAGAAGCCCTGGTTCTTCGGCCAGCCCGACAAGGATGGCGAGTGGGGCGACGAACGCCTCGATGACGACATCTGGTTCTGGCACCAGTGGCGTCTGGCGGGCAACACCATCTACGTCGCCCCGGACTGCTCGATTGGGCACATGGAGGAGATGGTCGCGGAGTTCGACCCGGTGACGATGGAGGCCCGGCACGTCTACGTCCGCGAGTGGCGGGAGCGGCACGGGATGGACGCGAAGAAGGGAGGCAAGTGATGGGGAGCAAGCAACCATCCCCTCGGCCGCCGAGGATGCCGCAGTGGTCGTTCTCGTCCCCGCGACCACCGAAGCCCGGAGAGACAGCGGATGATTACTGCCGTGCGTGCGATTGCGTTCGCGTCGGCGATTCCGTTTATCCGCGCAGGTATCTGGAGTCGGCGCGCAAACAGGCGGCCAAGCGGCAACCGCCACTGCCAACTCCGAACGAGATCATCAAGCGTGGCGGGGCGACATGGTATGAGTTTGCGATGGCACTACTTGTCATCGCGCTGCTGTTCGCCGTCTACGCTGTTGCACAGTGAGGAGACAACCGATGCGACTAGAACTACTCAAGCCCTACGGCATGAGCGCCAAGGGCGACGTGCTGCCGGACGTGCCCAAGAGCGTGGCCGATGAGCTGATCAAGCGCGGGATCGCCAAGGCGATGGACCCCGCACAGGTCAGCACCAAGCCGTTCGCGAAGCGCCTTCGCCGCAAGTAGCAGGTGACACCCCATGCCCATCACCGTCCTCACCCCTCCCGCCGCCGAACCCGTCGCGCTGGCCCTCGCGAAGCAGCATTTGCGGGTGGACCACGACGACGATGACGCCATGATCGCCGCCATCATCGCGGCGGCCCGAGCGTACTGCGAGCGGTTCTGCCGCCGCACCTTCCCGACCGCCACGCTGCGGCTGACGCTGGACCGCTTCCCGGCGGGAGGCGGCGCGATCCGCCTGCCCTACCCGCCGCTGGTGAGCGTGTCGAGCCTCACCTACGTGGACGGCTCGGGGGTGACGCAGACCCTGGCCGCCTCCGCGTACAGCGTGGATGCCGCCAGCGCGCCGGGGCGGGTCGTGCCCGCCTACGGGACCGTGTGGCCCGCCACGCGCGGGCACGTCAACGATGTCGCGGTCACCTACGTGGCCGGGTCGGCCGCCACGCCCCCGGCGGTGGTGCAGGCGATGCTGCTCTTGATCGGCCACTGGTACGAGCACCGCGAGGGGGTCGTGACCGGGACGATCAGCACAACGCTGGACCTGGCGGTGGACAGCCTGCTCTGGTCCGAGCGCAGCGAGGTGTAGGGAGCACGCCGGAACAACGTGGAGCAACAGGAGCGCATGGAGCAGATCAAGTTGAACCTCGGCGGCGGCGCAACGCCTCTGCCTGGATACGTGAATGTGGACCGCCAGAGCGGCGGCGAGGCGTACCCGCTGGCCTACCCGGACAACCACGCCGACGAGCTCTACGCGAGCCACATCCTGGAGCACTTCGGCCACCGCGAAACGCTGGCGGTGCTCCAGGAGTGGGTGCGGGTGCTCAAGCCCGGCGGGGTGCTCAAGGTTGCGGTCCCCAACTTCGCGGCCATCGTGGACGGCTACCGCGCCGGGGCCGACCTCCCGGTGCAGCAGTACCTGATGGGCGGGCACGTTGGCGAAAACGACCGCCACGGCAGCGTGTTCGATGAGTCGTTGCTGCGGGCGTTGCTGACCCACGCGGGGCTGATCGAGGTCGAGCCGTGGGAGAGCGGCAACGGCGACTGCGCCGCCCTGCCGATCAGCCTGAACCTGCAAGGGCGCAAGCCGGTGGCGAGGAAGCTCCGCGTGGCCTGCGCCATGAGCGTGCCGCGGCTGGGGTTTCAGGACAACTTCTTCACCTGGGCCGAAGCCCTGACGCCGCTGGGGATCGTTCCCACCGCCTACGCCGGGGCGTTCTGGGGCCAGTGCCTGGAACGGGTACTCGCCGAGCAGGTTGCCAGCGGCCAATACGACTACATCCTGACGGTGGACTACGACACCTTTTTTACGCGGCAGACCGTCGCGCAGCTGCTGGCGAGCGTGGCGACCCACCCGGAGATTGACGCGCTGGCCCCCATCCAACTCAAGCGAGGCGATCACGTGCCGATGCTCAGCCTGCATGATGCGCAGGGCCGCCCGCAGACGGAGGTGGACCGCTCGGCGATGGCCAGGGCGCTGCTGAAGGTGGACAGCGCCCACTTCGGCTGCACGCTGCTGAAGGTGGACGCCCTGCGGGATCTGCCGCACCCCTGGTTCAAGGGCGTTCCTGCCGACGATGGCACCTGGGGCCAAGGACACATTGACGACGACATCTGGTTCTGGCGGCAGTGGGCCAAGGCGGGCAACACGCTCTACAGCGCCAACCGCGTCGTGGTCGGCCACGGCGAGTACGTGGTGACCTGGCCGGACCGCCAGTGCGGCACCCTCTACCAGGGCACCAGCGAGTTCCGCCGGCGCGGCCTGCCCGCCGGAGTCTGGGAGTAGCACCCCATGCAGATCGGAAAACTGCGGCACCGCATCGAGATCGAGCGCTGTACCGAAACGCCGGACGCCACCGGGCACCCGGTGAAGGCGTGGGCGAACTTCGCCAGCGTCTGGGCCGAGGTGCTGCCGCTGGCCGGGCGGGAACTGACCAGCGCCAAGCAGATCGACGCACAGGCGACCCATCAGGTGAACATCCGCCACTGCGCCGGGGTCACGCAGGCCATGCGGGTCAAGCACGGCACGCGGTACTTCTCCATCAACCATGTCTCCGACGTGGAGGGGCGCGGCCGCGAGATGCAACTGCTCTGCACGGAGGCGCTGTAAGCCGTGGCCGACGTGACCGTCAGCGTGGCCCTGGAAGGTGCCGCCGCCCTGCGGGAGATGCTGGGGCGGCTGGACGCCAAGGTCGCCAAGCAGATCCTCCGCACCGCCCAGCGCGAGGCGGCAGCACTGGTCCGCGATCAGGCGCAGAAGAACTCTCCGGTTCGCACCGGCAAGCTGCGCCGCGAGATCAAGGTCCGCGTGGCCAGCCGCATGCGCAAGGGCGAGGTGGGCTTTGTGGTCACCAGCGGCTCCGGCAAGACCGACTTCAGCGGCGAGGCGTACTACGGGGCGTTTCAGGAATGGGGCTGGAGGACTGGCGCGCGGAAGAAGACATCGAAAGCCGTGCAGAACCGCATCTTCCGCCAGTTGATGCGCGAGGCCAGGGCGGCCCGCGCGCAAGGGGAGGGGCGCGGATTGGCCAAGCGCGGCACCGAGTTCCGCCAGCGCCAGGAGCAGTTTTTCCGCCAGGAAGCGGTGCGGCGCGCCTCGAACCTGCCGCAGCAGAAACGCCGCCAGGTTCCCGCCCGCCCCTTCATGCGCCCGGCCTTCGACGCCAAGGTCGGCGAGGCGGTGGACCTGATCGCCCGGCGCATCCGCGAAGGCGTGGACGCAGTCACCCTACGGTAAAAACCCATGGCCCAGATCCGCGATTGCCTGCGGCAGCACCTCTTGAGCAGTCCCACCATCGCCGGGCTGGTCGGCCAGCGCGCCTACCCCGACGTGGCGGTCGGGGACGCCCTGCCGCTGCTGGTGCTGACCCTGATCAGCGACACCAGCACCGACAGCGCAGATGGGGCCACCGGGTTGCAGACCGCCCGCGTCGAGGTGCTGGCCAAGGCGAGCAGCCCGGCGGGCCGCGATGCGCTGGCCGAGGCGATCCGCAACCGCGCCTCGGGCTACCGCGGGAACATGGGAAGCGCGTCCACCGGAACCCTGTTCGTGCAGAACTGCGAATGGGACAACCGCGCCGACGACGTGGAAGAGTCACCAGAGCTGGAGCCGCGGCAGCGCTACCTCGCGGCGATTGACCTGATCCTCAGCTATGAGGCCGGTGCCCCCACCGGGAACTAGTTTGCAAGGAGAACTGCTATGGCCGAGACCACTGGCTACAAGGGCAAGGGCGTGACGCTGGGCTACGCGGTCGGCACCGCCACCTCGTACACCACCATCGCGCAGATCCGCGACGTGCGCGGCCCGAACATCGACGTGACCGACATCAACATCAGCAACGCCGACAGCCCCGGCGACTGGATGGAGTACCTGCCGGGCATGAAGGACGGCGGCGAGATCACCTTCGACGTGGTCTACAAGCCCGCCACCGGCACGACCATCCACGGCCTGGTGGCGCAGACCGGCAACACCTGGCAGGTCACCCTGCCCGACAACGGCACGGCCACCGGCAGCACGATCCGCTGCGGCGGCTACCTCAAGAGCCTGGGCAATGACGTGCCCTACAACGACGCGATCACAAACAGCGCCACGATCAAGGTCAGCGGCGGGGTGACGTTCACCGCGCACGCCTGATCGGAGCGATGAAAGGAGCGGATGCATCATGGCCGAGTTGACCCGTGAACAGTTCCTGGCCGCCGCCGGCTGCCCCAAGGTCCACCCCGTCACCGTGCCCGGCATGGGCGAAGTGTTCCTTCGCGCCATGTCGGGCACGGAGCGGGATGCCTACGAGCAGAGCATGTTCGGCGAGGACAAGCCCAACCTGATCGGGGCCCGCGCCCGTCTGCTGGTCCGCTGCCTCTGCGACAAGCAGGGCAAGCGCTGGTTCGGCGACGAGCAGGAGCACGAGGTGGGGAACCTCGACTCGACGGCGCTGGAGCCGCTGTTTGTCGAGGCGCAGCGGCTGAACAAGCTGACCGCCAAGGACTTGCAGGAGCTGCTGGGAAACTGAGGAACCGGCCCCAGCGCCGGTTTTACTTCCGCCTCGCCCTGTCGCTGGGGATGACGGTCCGGCAACTGCTGGCCGCATCCGACTCGGACGAGCTTTCCGAGTGGTACGCCTACCACCTGCTGGAGCCGTTCGGCCCCCTGGTGGAGGACATGCGCCACGCCGTCCGCTGCGGCATCGCCGCCAAGGCGGACCCCGCCGAGTTCGCCTACCGTCCGCCCGCCCCCGAGCCCGGCCCGGAGGAACTGGCGGCGAAGATCAAGCGCGCTTTCGGGATCACCTAAATGGCCACCGTCGCCCAACTCCGCATCCTGCTGGTCACCAACACCCAGCCGTTCACCGCCGGTCTGAAGAAGGCGGCGAACGACGTGACCACGTTCAACCAGCAGATCGCCAACAAGCAGCGCTCCTTCCGCGCCTACTACCAGACGCAGGCCCGCCTGGCCAACCGCTCCTTCGAGGAGCAGGCCACCCGCGACCAGATGGCGGCGAAGATCAAGGAGATGCGGCGGGCTACCATGCAGCAGAAGGTGGACGCCGAGGTGCAGCGTCGGCTCTTCGGCGACTCCCCCGCCGGCGTGGCGGCCGTGGTGGCCGCGGGCCAGAAGCTCGGCGAGGCCGGCGGCAAGGCCCAGGCCAAGGGCTGGTACGCGGCGTTCCTCGATGACACCAAGTCGCGGCTGGGCAAACGCTCGGCGTTTGGCGAGACGATGGACCTGCTCAAGGGCGGCGGTGTGATCGCCGGCTTCACCATCGCCGCCAACGAAGTCCGCAAGATGACCGACGCCATGGTCGAGCTGTCCAACGGCACCAAGACCTGGCGCGATGTGGTGCTGTCGGTTCCGATCATCGGGCAGGGCTGGGCAATCGGGCAGAACCTCCGCGAGATGGTCACCCACGAGGAGCGGATGACCAGCGAGCTGCTGGCCTCGGCCGATGCCGCCCGGCAGTTCGCCGACGCCATCGGCGATGCCTACCGCACCGTGCGGGAGCTGCGCGCCGACACCCTGCAACTCAACCGCGAGGCCCTGGTGGCGGGCATGCAGGGGCTGGTGCCGGACGCGGCCATCGAGCGCCTGCGCACCGAGCAGCAGCGCAGGGGCGAGCTGGAGTCGCTGCGGGAGTGGTACAAGACCCGCCGCGCGGCGGTGCAGGCGAACACGCAAGCCCCCATCGACCGCTACACGCGGAACATGCGCCGCTTTGCCTCCTCGATGGGCGGTGGACTCGGTCTGCTCGGGGGGATGTTGGATGTGGGCGGCAAGATCGCCGGCGCTCCGCGTTCGCGCGGTCTCTCGGACCGGATGGTGGAGCAGGAGCGGCAGAACGTCTCCACGCTGATGCAGATGGGAAGCAACTTGCTGGTCTTCCGGCAGCGGCAGTACGACGCGCTGCGGCGACTGGACGAGGAGTACGCAAACAAGGTCTCCGCGGTGAACCGCCAAGCCAACGCCAAGCTCGGCAACAGCGCGGTGATGCAGGGCGTCGAGCAGTTCAAGGAGATTGGCCGCGGCTTCGCGCTGCTGTGGGGGAACTTCTCCGAGGCGTGGGACCAGCGCAAGCAGGGGTTCGCCGACGTGGCCGAGTACATCGAGGGGATGCGGCGCGACATCTACGCGATGGTCGACCCGTTTGCGGAGGTCGCCAGGACGATGCGGGCGATGGGCGCGGATTCGGGGCAGATCGCCGAGGCCCGCAAGCTCTTCGACATCCAGCAGAAACTGCGGCAGCCGCTCGGTGCTGGGGTCGCCGAGGATCTGCGCTGGATGGACCGCATGGGCGACCCGGTGCGGGCGATGGAGAGCCGCAGCGGCCAGGCGGTCGGGCGGCACGCCGGCAACGACAAGCTCGCCGCCGACTCCCTCAAGCTCCAGAAGAAGAGCGTGGACATCGAGCAGAAGCAGCTCGACACGCTCAAGCAGTACCTGCCCCGCGAACTCCAGGCCTACGCGATCAACTAGGGATTCCCACACATGGCATACCAGCGCCACGTCAAGCTGCGGACGCGGAAGAACCAGATTTCCGCGACCGAGCAGCGCAAGCTCGACACCTACAAGGTCATCTGCGAAAGCGGGGACGCCCCGGAGGTCGCCGTCACCGGGCTGGGGATCTCACTGGGCAGCGCCGACGGCTCCTACCTCGCGGTGGACATCGACGCCAACGAGGTCGAGGACAGCTGCGGCGTGTTCGAGGTGGTCGTCACCTACTCCACGGTGTGGCCCGTGGCCGGCGGTCCTGCGGGCAGCGTGGCCAACCCGCTGGCGCGGCCGGTGATCAAGACCGCCGATTTCGTCGTGTCCATGGTGGACGTGACAGAGGATGCGGACGGCAACCCGATCCAGAACTCCGCGGGCGACTCCATCGAGGGCGTGCAGGACGAGCGCTACGACCTCGTGATCACCTACCAGAGGAACGTCGCCAGCTTCAACTGGAACCTCGCGGCCGACATGATCGGGGCGCTGAATGCCGAGGAGTGGAACGGCTACCCCGCCCGCAGCGCCCGCGTCACGAAGTTCTCGGCGCAGGAGCAGTGGGAAAACAACGTCAGCTACTCTGCGGTGACGCTGGAGATCACTATCCGCAACGACGCCAACGGCGTGAACTGGGGTCACAACCTCCGCGACCAGGGGTTCTACGACGGGTCGGGCAACCGCGACTACGACGCCAACGGCGACCCCAAGGTGGAGATGACGGACCTCGACGGCAACGGGGACTTTCTCGTTGCCGGCTCCCCGGTGTTCCTGCTCACGCACACGATCAAGACCAGAAATTTCGGGGCGCTGGCCCCCTACACGACCTAACGAGGATACCCGATGGCCAACGAGATCACCGTCCACGTGGGGCTGACCCGCAACGGGCTCGGGGTGAACCACGCACCCGAGCAGTACAACGTCACGCAGGCGACCAAGGCGCGCTCCGGCGGAACCTACGCCGTAGGGACCGCCACGCACACCGCCATCACGCTCAACGCCGACGTGGTGACCGCTGGGTTTGCAATGGTCTGGAACGTGTCCACCGAAACGGCGTCGGTGCTCCAGCTTGGCCTGGACAACTCCGGCACGTTCCTGCCGTTTCTTTCCCTGAAGTACAACGAGCGATACCCGGTGCGGTTCGCCACCACCGGAATCTACGCCAAGGCGACCGGCGCGGCGGGCCGCCTGGCGGCCGACATCCTTGCGGAGTGAACGCATGGCCGGAAGCTACGGATTCTCCAAGCGGGATGCCGCCCGCATCGCCGACGCGGTGAAGAGCTACGAGCGCGATCCGTTGCCGCGCCGCCCGCGCGAGAAGGAACTGCGCTTTGGCTCTGGCACCACTTCCGAGCGGGTCGCCATCGTCATCAGCTCTGCCCAGGATGGCTCCAACCTCCGCTGGGTCTACACGATGCAGTGGGCGGCCAACGGCGGGACCGGCTACGGGATGTGGACCGGGTCGGGCGACACCTTCACGGCCTACAACCTCGCGGAGGCGATCAACGGCACGACCGGGAAACTCGGCAACGGCCTGACGGTGGAGAAGATCCCCGCCGGCTTCGCCCTGCAGCCGGCCCCGACGAACTCCCCGCACGCCATGGTCTACCACAGCGGCAAGTGGTGGTTTGAGTATGAGAACGGAATCGACGGGGAGTGCGAGGCGTAACCCATGGCCGCGATTCCCACCTGCTGCTGCCCGCCCCCCGGCTGCGATGTCGTGCAGTGCGGCGTCTGGAGCGTCAAGCTCGCCCTCTACACCCCGTGGTTCAACCGCCACGTCTGGCAGCTGCGCGGGGCCTTCGACTGCCTGCGCCTCTCCGGCGGCCACTACCTGCCGCAGCAGGCGGGGGCGGCCCGCCCCAGCGTCGCCCGCAGCTGGGGCAAGGCCATGGGCACCGTCCGCCGCTGCGAGGGCGGGTCGTACCTGATCTACGACGACGCCTCGGCGGTGGTGGGCTGCACCGGCTGCTCGGGGACGGACTGGGTGACCAGTGCTGCCTGGAGCGGCGTGGGCCTGCGCAAGAGCGCCAGCAGCGGGTTGTGGGAGTTTCTCTACCAGCGCTCGCCCGACGGGCTGACGGTGGCGTTCCCGCCCGGCACCGGCAACTACGAGATCCTTGACCAGGAGCGCTGCACCTGGGTCGCCCGCTGCGTCTCAACCGATCCCCAGGACCGCTACCTCTGCGCCCCCTGGTGGTCGCAGTGGGTCGTTTCCAGCAGCCTCACCCTCCTAGAGACCTGCCCGGCGACGGAAGCGGAGTGGAACGCGGCCCTGGAGGCCAACGCCCCCTTGGACACGAGCGTCCCCGCCGTGGTCGCGGAGCACCGCATCCGCGGGCCGATGACGACCCCGGACTGCGCCTGCGGCAACCCCCCGGCACCGCCCCCGCCGCCCGACCCGCCGGAAGATCCGACCAGCTACTGCTACCTGCTCTGGCAGGCGCAGTGCGTGGGGCCGGACATGTGGGCGACCTACCCCGCCGCCCGCTGGTGCTGGACGAACGCCGAGTACATCGCTGGCGGCGAGCCGCAGCTGGGGCTGTGGTTCCAGCCCGACCCCACCGGGCAGCCGCTGGTGTGGCAGGTCTACGTCAAGCAGGGCGTCTGCGCGGGCGGCTGCATGGAACTGCCGCCGTCAAGCTACCACCCCAGCGTGAGTTGCCCATGAGTGCATTTGCCCACCTCAACGCCACCGATCAGGCCCACTGGCAGGCATTGCGCCAGCGCTACCCGCAACTGGCCGAGCCGATCCCGCCCGCCCATCTCAGCAATGGACAGGTCGCGGCTATGCCGCGGAGGGGGCAGCCGCGAATCAGCGCCGAATGGCAGGCACTGCTGGACGCGCGGTTGCCCCTCTGCAAGGCGTGCCCGGAGTACAACGGCAGCAACGGCGCGCTCGGGGTGAAGTGCAAGCTTGTCGGCGGCAGCGGGTGCCGGTGCGTGTCGCTGATCACCGGCAAGTGCCCGGCCAGCCCAAGCCGATGGCCGGAGCCTGACAAATCGCTGCAACGTCCTACCCTGACGACAGCGGCCTCCACGCGGATGGTAACAGTGGCTCCGGCTGGTTTTCCGGCAACGAAGGCGGCCGATCCGTCCGATGCTCCAGATGGAGCTTAGGATCAGCCAAATGCTTGCCATAGAGGTGGAGGCATAAAGGGGCTGGTGCGCCAGCAGCGACACGGTGGCACAAAAAGAGCCCGGCACTGCAACTGCCAGGCTCCGGGGTGATGCAATAAGGGCCGCGTGCCGCTAGTGCGCCGTCGCCTTGGTGACGCGCCAGACGGTGTTGTCCTGCTCGTAGACCTCGGCGTACCAGACGATGGGCTTGGCGTTGCCGTTGGGCACCGTCCACGTCGCCACGCGCACGCCGTCACGCCGCGAGAACCGGGGCGACACATGCACCGCTTTCTTCGCCTCCAGCAGCGTCATGCCGTTGATGATGCGGTGCTCGGCGATGGCCTGCTCGATCTGGGCCGGGGTGGGGTACGCCGGGCCGTCCTGGCCCTCCTGCTGGCCGCCCTGCTTGTCGGTCTGCGCGTCCTTATCCTTGTCCACGCGCTCGCGGGTGCCATCGGGCCCCTTCCGCCATACCGTAGGGGCCGCCGTCGCCTCGCCGGACAGGATCACGCACGCCAACACCGCCACGAGTAGCCTTTTCATCGTCATCTCCTCTATCATTACTATACCACACCCACGCCGCAGACTGCTATAAATGCGGACTGCTGCTATACCCGCCCGTCGGCGGGTTCTGTCGTTTTTGGCTTGACGTTGCCTCGCCAGCGTGTGATAGTGTGGCCCATCATCCCTTCGGCAGCACGCCGAGTGCGGAACCAAATAGTCAGTAGCGCCCAGCCTAACCGCTGGGCGTTGCTGTTTCTGGAACCGCATCACATAGGTGCTATTCCGCAAGCTTCAGTGCTATCTAATCTGTGGTGGACCCAGTAGTGGCGGGCTGTACAATTGCGGCACTATTTGGAGTTCCGCGCATGATGCAACACACTGAGCGTTCACAGCAATTTTCTGGTACGGACTTTACACATGATACGCAGATACGCAGGGATACCCATGAGATGCATCGAAACCCACCGCCGGGGGCGGGTGGGCTGAAGCCTGACTTTCGGAGCGTGTTCCTAACAGAGCTTCAGTCAGGGCGTCCATCAACCCTGCCGATCCAGCTTTACGTTATCGGCGCTTATGAGCATTGGCTGAAGTGCGAGACGCCATTCAAGCGCGAAACGCTTTGGGACTTCGTGCGGTGCATGACTGGCCACAAGGAGTTGATGGACGGCACGGCGATGGCGGCCTGGAAGCGGGTTGATGCTGAGGTGAGGAAGTGGCGGTCTGCCTCCGCAATTAGGACGATGGGGGTATCCATGCAAACATTCGATGACTGGGGCTACTGGTTCGGCATTGATCGCGTTGCCGCGCAGGCATACTTCCTCAAGGCATGGGAGTCAGTGAGGTACCGCCCAGGCCACTCGCCTCTGGACAACGCCGTGGCTCATGCGAAGAAGTGCGGCGTGACCCTGTCCGACAGCGTTCGCGCGAAGCGCCCGGAGGAGTATGCGACCTTCATCGCCATCGCCGCGTGGTTGCAAGTGGCGATGGGAGACACGACGATCCTGCTCCCCTGCCAGAAGGTTGGAGACCTGATGGGCATGACCAAGATGACCATCTCCATCTATCGGCGCTGGGCGGTGGATGACGGCTACCTCGTCATCACCAAGGCCCACAACCGCGGCGCTGGCGAGTCGACGGAGTTCCGCTTCAACCTGAGCCGGTTCAAGGGCATCGAAGAGAAGTCGCAGCAGGCAACGCAACTGCGAGAGACTGCGTAGCAAGCCCATTCCTCCTCCGCTTCCTCCCCAACCCTCGCCTCGGCCGGGGGTTACGCGCGGCGGGAAACCGGGGAGGGAAATCCGCGGGGATTGGCGTTGACTGTACGTACGGGATACCGTACAGTATGGGCATAAGGAGATGGATCATGGCGATCAACGTTGGACGGCGGATGACGGACGAGGATACCCGGAAGCTGACTGAGGCGGCAGAGCGGTTCATCGCGCGGCATGCCATCAAGGACGTGGACGGCAGCCCGCTGGAGATCGTGGGCTGTGCGACCTCGGACGATCCGAGGCTGGCGCGGCTCTGGCGGCGCATCCATACCCGCATCACCGGGTATCCCGACCATGGCTACGGGTACGTCGGGCGCGCCGAGTAGCCAGCGACCCGGACACACCCCATCTCGCGAGGTGGGGCTGTGCCCGCGCCGCCGCGACGGTGCGGAGAGGAGATGGATCATGGACATGGAAACGGTATTGACCGAACAGCGGGCGCGTGACCTGTGCGGATACCTCCGCGACAGGTTCCCGCATTGCTGTTTTGCGGTACATCACGAATACCCCGAGAGCAAGGAAGGGTGGGCTGTGAAGTGGTTCTCGCCAACCAAGGAAGAGCGAACCCGGATCGCCGACTTTCTCGACGGCTGGGAATCCGGCCGGCGTGCGTTGAAGCGGGAAGATGCTCATCAGCAGGAGACCCGCTGATGCAGGACTACCGCGAGGTCGTGCGGGCCGCGCTGTCCCGCCGCGGCTGGAGCATCCGCAGGCTCGCGCGTGAGAGCGGCGTGCCGCATGCTACCATTGCCGACTGGCTGCGGGTGCCGCCCGAGAGCGACATGCACACGGCGACCCTCGCCCGCCTCGCCCACGCGCTGGGCCTGGAGCTGCGGCCGGGGGAGCGGGCGGGGAGGTAGCCCAATCGCGTTACACAAACCGCACGGTTTTGTAGTGGCAGAACCCAAGCGGATGGGATACAGTGTGAGCATAAGGAGATGGATATGGCAACCGCTACCGTACGCACCACCGGGTTCGTCGCGACCCTGACCACCGAGCACCCCGCCAGCAATGCCGGGCTTCCGGTGCTGGTCTGGGATGGCCACGCCTACAAGGCCGCCGACTTGCTGCCCAGCCCGTGGCCCGCCGGGCCGCGCCTGGTCTCCGCTGCGGATATCGTGCAGCGTGCGACGGTGGTCTGCGCCCCCGTGGCCAGGTCGCTGGGGAAGCAGGAGGACATCTTCGGACGCCGGTACGATGCCGTGGACGATGGCATCGCGGAGGCCCAGCGGCAGGCGGACGCGCTGGTGGGCGGGTTCCTGCGCAACTTCTAGGAGGATGGCCATGCTGGTGGCATTGGCGCTGGAGGCGATTGGCGACAACAACCGCGCGCTGGAGCGCGACCACATGGCCCTGATGGGCGGCTACCTCACCCCGCGCCCGTGGGTCTGCCGCCTGCACGAGTACGTCGGCAACGGCCACTTCCGCCGCGAATTCGTGCAGGGCAGGAAGGACTACTCCCGCGCGAACTCGGTGGGCTCCCGCGGCGTCTATTACCACTACGCCCTGGAGCCGGGCGTCTACGAAGTGCAGGCGCTGCAGTCGTGGCGGTCGCGGCGGAAATACTTCGCCCTCTGCGACGGGCAGTGCCTGCACGAGGTGAGCACAGAGGAGGCGATTGATGTCCTCATCGCTGAAAAAGAGTCTCGGCATTGACGTGCTGACCGCCGCCCGGCAGCGGGTGGCGTGGGTGTTCGACACCTTCCCGCGCCTCTATGTCAGCTTCTCGGGCGGCAAGGATTCCACGGTGCTGCTGCATCTGGTGATGGAGGAGGCGATCCGGCGGCAGCGGCGGGTGGGCGTGCTGTTCGTGGACTGGGAGTGCCAGTTCACGCTGACCATCCGGCATGTGCGGGCGATGTACGATCTCTACCGCGAGCACGTTGAGCCCTACTGGGTCGCCCTGCCGATGCGGACATGGAACGGGTGCAGCCAGCACGAGCCGGAGTGGATCGCATGGGACTCCGCCAGGCGGCCCCTGTGGGTGCGGCAGCCGGACCCGATGAGCATCACCGATCCCGCCGCCCTGCCCTGCTACCGGCCGAACATGATGTTCGAGGAGTTCATGCCGGCGTTCGGGCAGTGGTACAGCCGGGGCCAGCTCACCGCCAGCCTCGTGGGCATCCGCACGCAGGAGAGCCTCAACCGCTTCCGCTCCGCGGCGGTGATGGACAAGACGACCTTTGCGGGTCGGCGCTGGACGACGTGGCTGGGCGGCTCGGCGTGGAGCGTCTACCCCATCTACGACTGGACCGCCGAGGATGACTGGACCTACAGCGGCCGGTTCGGCAAGCCCTACAACCCGCTCTACGACCGGATGCACCAGGCGGGGTTGACGGTGAACCAGATGCGGATCGACGAGCCGTTCGGCGACACCCAGCGCAGGGGGCTCTGGCTCTACCAGATCATCGAGCCGGAGATGTGGGCGAAGATGGTGGCGCGGGTGGCCGGGTGCAACACCGGAGCCCTGTACGCCGAGGAGAAGGGCAACGTGCTGGGCAACGGCGAGATCACGCTGCCGCCGGGGCACAGCTGGCAGAGCTTCGCCAACCTGCTTTTGCACACCATGCCGCCCACGACCGCCGACCACTACCGCAACAAGCTCGCGGTCTACCTGCGCTGGTACGCGGTGCGCGGCTACGGCGCGGGAATCCCTGATTGCCTCGATGGCGACCTGGGGGCAAAGGACATGCCAAGCTGGCGGCGGATCTGCAAGGTGCTATTACGCAATGATTACTGGTGCAAGGGGCTGTGTTTCAGCCCAACCAAGTCGCATGCCTACGAAAAGTACAAACAGGTGATGAAGAATCGCCGCAAGCGCTGGGGGATCTACGCATGAGCAATCTGTTTCGCAATGGTATTGTGGAGAGGATCGTGGCGGCCATCGCCGAATTGGAGCACCTGCCCGAGTCGGATCGCGTCGAGGCCATCAACACCATCAAACAGGCCCTCCATGCGGTGAGCCCGATGCGGAGCGAGCCGGTGGACTGCGTGCTCTGGGTGCCGGCCGAAGAGGTGCATGCCAACGACTACAACCCCAACAGCGTGGCCCCGCCGGAGATGAAGCTGTTGCAGATCAGCATCGCCGAGGACGGCTACACCCAGCCCATCGTGACGATGCTCGACGGGGAGGGCCGCGAGGTGGTGGACGGATTCCACCGCAACCGCGTCGGCAAGGAGTGCCAGGACGTGAGGCAGCGGGTCAGGGGGCTCCTGCCGGTGGTGACGATCAACGCCGGCCGCACCGACAAGGCCGACCGCATCGCCGCGACGATCCGGCACAATCGGGCGCGGGGCAAGCACACGGTGTCGGCGATGAGCGAGATCGTGGTGGAACTGAAGCGGCGGAACTGGTCGGACGCGAAGATCGGCCGCGAACTGGGCATGGAGCCCGACGAGGTGCTGCGGCTCTCGCAGATCAGCGGCCTGGCGGAGATGTTCGCCGACCGGGAGTTTTCACAGGCGTGGGAGGCGGACGATGGCAACCAGTGACAAGGCTCTCTCCGCCGCCGCGGCCGCGCTGGGCCGCAGGGGCGGGCAGTCCACCAGCGCGGCCAAGGCGCGGGCGGCGCGGCTCAACGGAAAGAAGGGCGGGCGGCCGAGGAAGCCAAAGCCGTAGGCAAGATGCCCCCCCCCATCAGCCCCGGTGACGAGCCGGGGCTTTTTCATGCGCGGCGGCCGGGCGGGAGGTGCCAGAGCCAGGGGCGGACCAGGCGGCCGTCGGGGTGGTGCATGGCGTAGAACTCGATGAGATCGTCCAGCATGTCCGAGCGGTTGCGCCCCGTCTCGCGGGCGATGGTGTCCAGTTCCCGCAGCAGCCGGGCGTTGACGGTGGCGCTGATCTGGCGGCGGTCGCGCTCGGGGGCCTTGGCGGCATCGGGAGTGCGGGCGGGCTTGGGAGTCTGGGCGGATTGTCGTTGGGCCATACACCCATTAGCGCTATCCCGTGATAATCCTCACGCAAATAGTAGCGGGAGGGCCATCGGTAGGGTATAGGTGAATGCTGTACGGGAGATGGGCGGGTCGGGTGACCGGAACCGAACTGTGTACTTCGCCAAGAACACAGATGGGATCTCAACAAAATCGAAAGATGGACCGAGGTGCCACTGTCGGTACGTTGTCACACCCCATTGCTACGATCGGCGCAAATGCCGGTTCCCACGACTATGTAGGTTGCCGGGATTACCAAATCGAAGGCCAATCGCGACTTTTGCTAGGTTAGTGTGTCAATGTCTTGTAGCGTGTACTGCGGGAAACAGGAGTTGGACCATGACGGGCGAATCGGGACGTGCGGGAACGTTGCTGGGGGTGACCTGCGTGATGGGCTACCCGTATCAGATCATCGAGGCCGATCCATGGGAGTACATGCCGGTGGATGCCATCGTGCTCCACCGCAGCCACACTATTACGGTGCGCTTTGGTCTCGACTATCATTCCCTTGGGCTTGCGGTGGCTGAGGCGAAGAGGTTGATTCACCGGGATTTGGTGGCGGCAGGATATCCCGCACGACAGCCCGGGGCCTGGGTCGCGTAATCCTGGCCATGGTGCCATTGCACGCCGCCTCCTTCATGGACGCGAGCAGTCTGGCGAACAGCACATCTCGGTCGGTTTCGTTGACCAGCCCCAGTAGGACTTGTTGCAGGTCCTCGCCGAATAGTTCCATAGCGTTGGCTACACAGACGACGATGTGGGTCTGTGACACTCCCCACCGGTCGGCCATCCCGGACAGCTTACGCACCGTCTCCGGCGGTGTGTTCACCGAGGACCGCTGTGCTGACGTTTTTCCCGATGATCGTTGGGCCATGCGCACAGCGTATGTAACCGCATGCACGCATGCAACCCCAAATCCTGCAAAGGGTTACATGCACTTGCACATAATATGCATGTACGTGTATTGACAATGCATGTAAGTGCATGTACAGTATTGGCATGGCTGAACGAGCATCAATTAGCGTTTCCTCTGACACCCTTATCGAGTTCAACGCCATCCGCCGCGAATGGAACCAGAGCCAGGATGACATGACCAATGTGCTCATGCGTGCGTGGCGGCAGATGCCCCACGACGAGCAGGGCAAGGCCATCACTGGCAAGATGACACCGCCAGCCCCGGAGCCGTTTGTTGCCGGCAACCCGGAAACCATCCAGAGCGACAGCCTGCAACTCACCGCCTCGATGCTCTGCCTCTCGCAGTTGATCGAGCGGAGCATGCGAGACGGGAAGCTGGACAGCAAGGAGCTGGCGCAACTCATGTCCAAGGCGCTGAAGACCGACAAGGACTTCCGCCGCCTGATCGCGGATTGCCAGGAACTCGCCAAGAGTGCCGCAGCGAAGTCGAGCCAGGCCGCCGACTCCGCCCACTAGGAGTACGCCATCGCAGTGTGCTCCCCCTCCCCCACCCGCTAACCCCGAGGACGACATGAGCGAGACAGTGAAACATATTCCTGGACCGTGGGCCTGGGTCGAGAACGCGAATGGGCAGAAGTGCCTGGAGACGCTCTCGCCGCGATTCACCAACGCACGAATCCTTCGCTGCGCGAAGGGTGCCGGGCCGTTCACCCCTGACCGCGACCTGATCGCCGCAGCGCCAAAGCTGCTCGAAGTGTGCATGCGGGTCATGCAGGACTGGCATGAATCGCGCGGCGAGGTGTTCGGCGAGACGATCAACGAGGTTGCCACCGCCATCAAGCTCGCCACCGAAGGCAAGTAGGAGGATCATCATGTTCGAGTCAGCGCAACAACAACCCGCCTTCACCCATTTCCGCCTGGCTGGCGTCAAGTACCTCGCCATCCCCCACTCCTACGGCGTGTTCATCCTCGATGACCAGGGCAACAACCACGGCACTTGGATGAGCATCAAGTCGTTCAAGTCCGCGAAGTGCGAGGGGCTTGGCACCGTGTGCGGCAAGGCGGCGCTGATGCCGCGAACCTAGTAACGGAGAACCCCCATGTTCACCGCAACAACCCAAATCCCATCCCCCGCGACCCCGCCCGTGACCGAGCACACCAGCCCGCGCTGGTCGCACGCCCTGGCGTACATCGCGATGCGCGGCTGGCGGTTGCAGGCATCCACGCTGTTCGACGATGCCGCCGAACCCGCCTACTCGCTGCTGACCCCGGACGGCCGCGTGCTGGTCTGGTCCGGCGCGATGGACTCGGACGGCAACCCGCCGTGCTGCGATGCGGTGCTGGCGGCGGTGGATGAGGCGCGGTGGCACTGACTGGAGAACCACTATGAGCAGCAATGGAAACATCCGAGCGAAGAAGTCCGTCAACCGCGCGCTGCGCGACGGCACATTCAACCCGACCCGCATCGGGCGGGCGTTCCCGCGAGTCAACGCGCCGCCGTTCTTCGGACCGATGGTGATGAACTCCGCGACGATGGCCCGGCGCGAGAGGCTTGCCGCCGTGGCCGCGCTGATCGGGATGGCTGGCCTGTACGGCGAACGCCGGTAAGCGCGGTGGCACTGACTGGAACAGCCCCGCCGGGCCCACCCCTTCCGCTCGGCGGGGCACACTTTCGCCCGCGTGACCGGGGTTATACGGCTGAGCTGCGATTTATAGGAGAGAGCGATGAGCGACGAACTGAACCTTGACGAGTTGGAGCGGTTGGAGCAGGCGGCAACGCCGGGTGAATGGTCCGTTGAAGGTCCGTTCCCGAGCGTAGCGATCTGCGTGCGAAACGGCGAGGATGACCCTGATGTCGGCCATATCGGACTTGATCCGATTTGCCAGATGTCAACGAGCATCTTGGGCGTTCGCGGCGTCAATCAGGTATCAGTGGTCAACCATCCCGATGCCAGGTTCATCGCCGCCATCCGCAACGCCGCCCCCGCCCTCATCGCCAAGGCCCGCGAGGCAGAGCAGATGCAGGCGAGGCTCTCGACGTTCACCGCGCGGTGGCATAAGCCACACATCCGCATCAATGTACCGCGCGGCGACGATCCGTGGAACAGCGAGGAGTGCCGCATCGTTGACGTGTCGCTCTCGGAGGCAGGGTTCGTCATTGACTGCGAGGCCATAACCGAGATGTATGGCCAGCGGGATGACTTGCTCGCGGCATGCAAGGCTCGCGTTGAGGATTTGGGCGAGAACCCCAGCGGCAAGCGGTTCGCGGTCAAGGTGGAGAACGAGATCAAGTCGTTCCACTACACCGAGGGCGAGGCGCACATGCAGATCACGGCGATGCGGGAGAGGGCCATCCGCCGCGCGGACGCAACGTAACCCTCAACCCCGCCCCGGTGGTCGCGGTGCCCTCCTCCGTGACCAACCCTACCGGCGGCGGGTTTCCCTGCCCGGCTGCCTAACGGTGGCCGGGTGGAGTCGGGCTCTTTGACAACTAGCGGCGTATCAGCATCCCCTCACGGCCAGCCCGAAAGTGAGCCATGGGGGCACGCGTATGCGGGGTATGGATGAGGCACAACGCCGGGGCTGCATGACTGGCCGGGTGCTACGAACCATTCGGACGCCGCCGTAAAGCGTCCCCGTTCCGTCAGGAACCGACCACGCCTTCGGGCCGTTGAAAGGCCGACAACACGCGGCGGGACGCAGGCGAAATCTCCGGTTGCTGGTACGCCGTAGCTCTTTGACAACCTAGCAGCGTGTGCCCAGCCCGGCGGCCTGATAGCCGGGCTCGGGGCGTTGTTGCCTTGCGGAGTCATGTCCGCATGTGGCCCACGTTTATGTGATGCGATGGCATCGCTGCGGCCAACGACGCAGCTAACGAGGAGGACGCCCCATGACGAGGTGCTACGCCCGGACACGGCGAGTAACGCTGGCGGGAGGCACCGAGTGTACGCAACACCAGCGGCGCGCATCGGAAACGGTGCCAGCCGCCTTACTGGACACGGGCCGGCGCGTGCCGGTCCCTCGCGCGGCCGCCATGCACCCGGACGCGCGAAAAGAGCGGTCTGCGGCTTTGCGGTCGCACGCCGCTTTACACGGAGGTTCTCATGTGGACGTGGATCATCATTGCGTTGCTGGCCTGGATGAACTGCGGTGGCCGCCATGCCCTGGGCATGCGGGTTCCGCCGCCGGTCAGGCCGGTGCTGCTGTCGGAGTGACCCAACCAGACGTGCGAGAGGAGGTGTATCGGGGAGAGCGAGCGAGGTATCGGTGCCGATGACCACCGAAGGAAAGACAGGTTCGATTCTTGTGCATGCTGCCGCTCATCTACTTCCTATGCAGCCAACCCTGCGAGCGGCACACAGCGACGGACGGCAGGTAATGCCCGCCGTCGCCCTGACCGAAGCTCTTTGACAACACACGACGTAACGGCTCGCGACCAGATGTGATCGCGGGCCGGAGTTTGGGACACGAATAGGACTAGCTCATGCGAGACTAGCGACGACCTGGGTACGACCCAGAGGGGGTAATGATGCAGACGCAGACGCACGAACAGTACATCGAGTCGGTGGTCCGGCAGATCGCCAAGCTGACCCCGATGCGGCACGCGGAGGTGCAGTTGTGCATGGCGATGCAGGTTCGCGATGCCATGGCCGAGAGTGGCATCAACGAGACCACGGCGTTTTCCATCGTGGACGTGGCGAACCAGGCGATTGCCCACTGGATGCGGATTCGGGCACACGCCGAGCCGTTCATCCCGCGCGACGAGGAAGAGGCCGAGCCGGTGTCCATGGCGGCGCGCGATGCGGGCGAGCCCGAGATGCCGCCGGTGCATGTGGGGCAGGCGACGAGCAACTAACAACGGCCGGGAGGCCAAAGGAGATCGAATGAAAGTGTTCAACTCATTTCAGGCCGTAGTGCTTTTCGCCCTGTGGCCGTTCATCGTGCAGTGGCTGCGTGGGGCTGAGTTTGCCGGCCACACCGCGGCCTTCTGGGCTGCGATTGCCGCCTACATTGCAGGGTTCGTGGCGATGGTCGTGGCGGTTCGCGTGGCAATCGACTCCGACTGACCCTTACCGACCGTGTCGCCCGTGAGCGGACCATCGCGGGCAGGGGTGTGCCCCGCACCGGACGAAGCCTTCCTCCGGTGTGACGACCGTGGCGGCCGTGTGAATCAGCACGACCGCCGCCTTGGGGCTGGCGACGGTGCCAGCGATGCGCGAGCGGCCCGCTGCTGATGGCAAAGTGGCGGCGGGTCTTAGGAAAGGAGCGAACGATGGCGAGCAAGCGTCAGACGGTACTGGTGTTGCGGACATGCAGTCAGGACATGACCAGCCGCAACAACTTTCGGTGGCCGAAGCGCGGCAGAGTCGAGGCGACGGACTGGCGCGATGACTACCGCTGCGGTGGCGGTCTGCACGGGCTGCTCTGGGGCGTCGGCGACGGCGAGTATCTCGACTGGTCCGCCGATGCGAAGTGGCTGGTAGTGGCGGTTGACCAGCGCGATCTGCGCACCGGGCAGGGCGAGCTGACGGACAAGTGCAAGTTCTGCTGCGGCACGGTGGTGTACTGCGGGGATCGCATTGGCGCAACGAGCTACCTGCTGAGGCACGGCGCGGCAGGTATGGCGGTGGTCGGGTGCATTTCTGCGGCAGGCGACTTTGGCACCGCCACCGCAGGCGACCGGGGCACCGCCACCGCAGGCCACGGGGGCACCGCCACCGCAGGCCACTGGGGCACCGCCACCGCAGGCGACGGGGGCACCGCCACCGCAGGCCACTGGGGCACC